TCGGTAACAGAGCGGAGTTAGACTCTGCTCTCAACCTTTGGAACTCGATGTATGAGATGCGGGTTGAACCTCGTGACTCACCGTGGCCGGATGCCGCTAACCTCTCTATCCCTATGGTTCCTGCTCAAGTTGAGGAGTTTGTTGCTCGCGTTGGTGGTTCAGTTTTACTCCCTCGTCCTTTCAGCGTTCGTGGTAATGACAGCAACTCGTCCGTTTATAGCCATTCGGTCGAGCAGTTTTACAACGGCAAGTACACTAAGAACAAGTGGGACAATGCCTTCTTCACGGGGATACACCTCGCGGCCCGTGATGGCACAACCATCATGGAAATCCTCTGGGAGTACTCAACCTATGAACGAACTTTCATGGCTGATACTATGGATGAACAGGGACAGCCAACCAGAACAAAACAAAAGGTCAAGTTCACGGAGTACAACGACCCAAAGCTCACCCCGGTAGAACTTAGAGACTTTCTTCTAATACCTGCATACGCCATATCCATCGAAGAAGCTGACGCCGTGTGCCGTAAGGAGTACATGAGCGAGGCGGCTCTTCGTAAACTCGTCAACGGCGGAGTTTTGGATGCAGAACGAGTTGAGTTCGCCCTTTCTTACGTTTCGACTGCTCAAGGAGACCTATCCTATGATCGTCAAGGCTCTTCAACATACACTATCTCGGGTAAGATTGACGTGGTTGACGTATCGGTTGCGCCTCCTGACGGGATCAAGATGGAGAGAGGACCTATCGAAGTCTGGCGCATCCATACCAACCAATACGACCTCGACAACGACGGGGTCCCGGAAGAAAACATACTGTGGGTGCACGATCGTTCAAGAACCCTACTCGGGTACGCTCCTTTTGAATACTTGCAAGGGAGACCTTTTAAGTCTCTTGCCCCGTTCCCCAGACCTAACCGCTTCTACGGATTCTCCATCCCTGAGCGCCTAAAGGATCTTCAAGAGGAGCTGAACGCTCAACATAACAGTCGCCTAGACATGATGGACTGGTGCCTTAACCCGGCATTCGTCAAACCCCCCAATGTTCGCATCGGCGAAGAAGACATGGCGATGGGCCCCGGCGTGATGGTCAACGCTAAGATGGGTGAAGTCGGCTTCCTGGTTCCTCCCGACGTTCCGGCGTCCTCATGGACTGAGGAGCAGTCGATCATGATGTACGCTCAGGCAATCATGGGAGCGCCTCAAGCATTAGGACCACAGCAACAGCAGCAACAAGGAGCAGGTAATAGAAGTGCACGGTCGGCACAACAAAACGCAGCAGTCGCTGGTCTACCTACGAATATTATCCTCAAGAGAGTCCGAGCATGGATGCAGGAGTGTCTGGAGTATATCCACGGTCTCTACATTCAATACGGCAAAGACCAAATGGAGGCAGTGGATCATTCCCCTAGCGGTGTGCAAAAGATCGAGTTACCTAAAGAAGTACTCTCACTGGATTACACTCTGTCCATTGCAGGTCAAGGCGGTCCGCTCGATAAGGAGAACAGACGAAACGACCTTCTCATGTTTGCCTCTTTCTTGCAGAGCAACCCTTTGGTTGCGGGTAATCTCCCGAGAATCTGGGCTCTAACGGCTCTGATAGCCGAAACCTACGACCTCCCTGAAGTCACGAAGTTCATCGGAACTATGGAGGAGGCTCAGCAACAGGCCCAACAACAAGCACAGGCACAAGAGCAACAGCAAAAGATGGAGTTCGCTCTCGCAGCAATGAACCACGGGAAGGTCGAATCGGCAAAGGGGAAACCGAGTGTTCCGGGAGCTTAACACATCCTATCACTCGGAAATTTTTGAGATCATTTTCCAGACCTCAATCAAACCCATCCTTCGAGGATGGGTTCAAGAGATTATGACTAGTCCCGATATGGATGAGGGCGAGCGTAAGGGGAAAATTATCGCGTATAACGAAATCTTAACAGGATTCCTGAGAATGTACGAGAATAGTAAGATTGACACGCCAGAATGGCTGATAAGGGAATTTAATCTATGAGCGATCTTGACGACCTACTGAAGGATGATGAAGAGATAGTTTCCTTTATCCCGTCAGTTCCTAGCGCACAGGGTAATGCCCCCGGCAATGTCCCGGGAGCGCCTAGCATACCGAACCATGAACTCGAGGAGTTGAAAGCTCAGATTGCTCAGCAAGCGGCTGAGATTCAGCGATTCAAGAACATCCCCTCAACACAACCTTCATGGGTACAGCCTCAGGTTCAACCTCAACAACCGCAGAACCAGTACGTTCCTAGCACCAGTAGAGCGCAACTTAAAGAGCAGCTTCAGAACGCTTACCTCGCAGATCCCGCTGAGGCAATGCTCAACCTGTACGAGATGGCGAAGAAAGAAGCTATCGAAGAAGCCCGTAAGAACATGGTCCCCGTCGCCGGTCAGACAACCCGCTTCGCGATTGACCAGTTTCGTAAGAGTCAGAACCTTCTCTCAGATGAAGCGGAAGAGTTCGATAACCTAGTAGGTCAGATCAGTGACGCCGAGATGGCTAATGCTAATCCTGCCTTCCTTTCCAAGCAACTAGAGATTCTCAAGCATGCTGCGCGTGGAGCAGCATTAGAGAAAAGAACGAACAAGCCTCAAGTCCGGGTTCCGATGTACAATGCCGGTAGCGGTGTTCCGAATGTACCCGGATCAAAGGTCAATGTCAAACTTACTAAGGGTCAAAAAGCCTTCTGGGACATGGGAGTCGAGAACGGTTTGAAGCCTGAGCAGATTATGGAAGTCATCAACGGAGATGACGGACAAGGTGGAATAGCGTGAGTGAGAATAAGCCCAATATTTTTATTCAGCGCGTCGAGCGCCACACCGAGATACTGGACAAAGTAGTCGGTACCACTCCATTTGATAAGACATTCGATAGTTATCGAGAGATACTAGGATCTAACCTACATGAGTTAAAGATCCGAAAAGCCACAGAACTAGAAGGACGGATCATTTCATGAGCGGTTTACCAATCCCGGCAAAGACTCAGCACGAGTTAATGGCCCAGAAGCAGAACGCTGCTAACAAGCCTTCAGGTGGGGTCAGAGTTGCCCTCCCGAATGGTCGATTCGCAGATTATAATTCCCTTGTCGATCAGACCTACATCCCGAACGATCATACGTGCATCTTCGCAGACCCTAAGAAGTTCATGAAGAGCCCACGTCCTGACTGCATCTACTCCTGGGTAGACTACAAGAAGGAAGCCTCAGTCCTGGGTAAGATCCGTTCAGGTGCCTATCGTCCTGTTGAGATGGACGAGATGCAGGATGACAAAGACATCCCAATGGCAACGCATAAACTGTGCGGAGCTGAGATCGTTGTTGTGTACGACGTAGCCCTCATGGAAGTTCAGCCTCGCGCGGTTGCTGAAATGTACAAGTGGCGCGAGAAACTCGCTATCGACCGTACCGTCAACAATGCCCCGTTCCAGCAGTTCCAGTCTAACCTTGAGTCAGCTACTAGAGGAGGAGCTATCGCGAGTTGCGAAGTTACTAACCTTAGAGCATAATTCATTGACATTTCACATACAAAGACTGTATTATGAGGATACAGTCTTTTTTCTTTGTGAAAGAGCAATAAATGCCCGCACTTATCTATCCAGCGCAGTGCCCGATGGCTCTCTCCCCTGCCGGTTTTACCGGAGCTTTGCCGGTCGAGAATTTCACGCCTGCGGCTCATTGCAAAGACTGCGACTTCGTTGTTTTCTCCGCTGGTACTGCGGCTGAAGGTCTTTTCATCCTCGGTGGCACCTTCGTTGAAGGCGACACGATCACGTATAACATCGCCGGTTCAGGCGCTCACACGATTCCGGTTCTCGGACTTGATGAAGCCCTCTCCGCACTGGTTGCGAGCATCAATGCCAACACCGCTACGACCTTGGTCACGGCGCAAGTTGTCCCGATGCCCTTCCCCCCCGGTCAATCAATCCTGTTGATTGCTAACACCCCCGGCGTTGGCGGTAACTCGATCACGATTGTTATCTCGACCACCTCTTCAACGGGTTCAGTTGCTGCTTCGGCCGCTACGCTCGCGGGCGGTTCAGTCCTGGTTACTCCTGGAATCATCCCGGCCCCGGTCAACGTCGCAACTGGTATAGTCGGTCTTGCACAGCATGACTCGAATGCCAACTACGGCGGAGTGATGATCCCCCCGGCCCCAATTCAGAACGTCTTCG